TCAACTGTATTTATATTTGTCATTTCATTATTATTTATCTCCATTATTTTATTCTTTTCAATTTCCTCCTTTTATTTTTACAATTTTTATTGCCTATATCATACCATATTTTACGAAAATATTATATCATTATTTTACATTATATTTAAACTTCTTTTAAACTTATATACAACAATTGATTTTACTAAAAAAAATAATATTATTTTCGCAAAAAAAATCTTTTTCCAAAATCATTGATTTATATAGTTTTTTCTGAAAAATAAGGGCTATTTAAGGGCTAATAATTATAGCCCTTTACCTTTTTTAACAATACACTATTTTATCACAATTATTTTTAAAACTCAACGGAGCGATAAATGAAAAATTTAAAAATCAAAAACTTAAACAAAAAAGATATTCAAAATTTAAAAGAAATTAAAATTATAGAGCTGGAAGAAATGAAACTTCAGGATTTGAAAATTTTGAAAGTTAAAATTGAAACAGCTATTGAAAATATGGAAAAAGACTAGAATTTTTATTCTAGTCTTTAAACTCAGTTACGCATATCTTCTTAATATTTCGTTCGCTAGCTTAACTTCCATCTTTTTATAGATTTTTGAGCCAGCATAGCTTATCATCGTTGCTTTTTCAATTATTTCAGCGTGTGGAATTCCTTTATGTCCACAACATTTTAAAGCTGAACCAGTAACACTTTTTACCAAACTATTTGTTGATTTATAATCCGGTTCCAAAATATGCCCCGCTAAATTAGCTATTTCTTTAGTTCCCATGAATACCTCCTATTTTTCAGAATATTACTTGTAAAATAGAAGTTTTTTTGTTATAATTTTAATTGGAAAATTTAAACAAAAATCTTCTATTTTACAAGATTTATAATAGTTTTACAAATTGCAGTTTGTTAAACTATTTTTTTATGCGCAAAAAAAGATAGTCATTTCTGACTATCTCCCAAACACTTTGACAGCTCTTTCTTTATCTTTGTTCTCATCAATTATTCTTTGCCTGTCAAATCCAGCTATAATTATCAATGCCACTATATTTGTTCCTATCAAAAGCAACATATCCTCTTTTTTTGATTTTTCTTCAATATTATCAAAGATTTCTTTATTACTTTCACTTTTTAACCTGCTTCTTAATAAATTCAAGTTCTGATGTCTTTGATAATTTCTTAACTTCAATGTCAAAACTGAATTTAAAAATATAACGGCTAGCATAATAAACGCTAATTTTCTACTTTTGCGATGCTTTTCCATTATCATCACCTTTATCCTTTTTGACAAACCCCAGCTTTTCCAGCAGCAATTCTAAAAAGCCTGTACTAATCCCATATCTTTTTTGGTTTATCGTTTCCAGCAATGCCTCTCCAAAAAATCCAAAAACTGGACTCCACGGATATAGATATTCTGCCGACAAATGCCCAATTATTTTATTTAAAGATAATGTTATGGACATAGTCATTCCAGCAACCGCTATCCGTTTCATATACGGCTTGACAGGCTTGTTGTCAACCATTTTTTGAGCCACTACTCCAAATAATACTCCGCTAAAAAATAAGATCAAGAAAAGTCCGTGATTGTCAATTATTATTTTTAAGTCTTCAATCATTTATGCTCCTACAATATGCTTTTATTTCCTGCTTTTTCCTCATCAAAAATTTGTTGCAGTATAACTTTTAAGTCAAATGTCTTTCTGGCTTCCTTTAAGACTTCTGTCAGAACTTCTTCGCCAATTTCTTCTGCAAAGTCAGGAATCCATTTTCTGTCAATTGATTTTTCTTTTTCCAATAATTCTTCTAATTTATCCCAGAAGCCTTCATACACCTGCTTAAATTTTTCTGCTCCAGCTTTTCCTTTTGCAACTATTTCTGTTTTATAGATTAAAGTCTTTCCCAATTCTAAAATTTTACCTGTTAAATATATTTTTGCTACTAATTTATCCATTTTTTATCACTCCTATTTTGTTATTTTTCTTAAAATCAATTCTAAACCGCCTAGCAAGTCCTACAATCAATTTTAACTCACTAGGCAACCTTATTTTACCAAAGTTATTTTTAACGTTCAATTTCAGCTTGTATCAGCCCAATTTTTAGTTATTCTTCCAATAATTCTTTACTGCTGCTACGTAATATTTTGCCAGTTCCTTTTTTGTTGCTTCTAACACTTTCATATCTTCTGAATTTGTTATGAATCCGCTTTCAACTATGACACAAGGCGTTGAAGTTTTTCTCAAAAGGGTTGCCCCTCTGTCTGCATAATCACGAGGCAAGATTTTTCTATCTTTCAAATGTGTCGCTTCAATGTTAGCTTCCTGTAAAAATTCCGCAAGTTCCTTACTTTTCTTTGAACTATGCCAATAAAGCATCTCTGCTCCATGTGCTGTTTCATCTGCTGCATTAAGATGAAAAGATAATGTTATATCCCCTTTGTTTGCCAAATTGTTAATCTTGTCTGGCAATTTAGAATAATAATCCTGATATACTACAACATAATCTATGCCTTGCTCTTTGCACTCAGGTACAATATAGTTATTCACAAAATCTCTATTCCAAGCGTGTTCCTCAAATCCATTTCCACATGCTCCAGGATCTTTTTTTACTCCGCCGTGTCCTACATTTAAAATCACTTTTTTCATCTAAAACATCTCCTTTAAATAATTTTCTTTTCTGTCTACTCTGTTAAGCCAGCCTGTCAAAAATTTTTTCTGTGACGGCTTGTTTGCGGCTAATACTCTATAATATCTTCTTTGTAAATCGTGATATTTTTCTAAAAATTTATTTTCATCAACTTTGTTTAAAGCTTCTAAACTTTTTTCTCCTAAAATTCCGTCCACTCTCAAATCAAATCCTAATTCATTAAGTGCAGCCTGTGCTTTTTTAGTTCCCCAGTTTCCAGCGTTTACTACAAAGTCGCAAATTGATAAAGCTATCTTATCCGATTTTAAAGTATCAAGTCCGTTTTTGTGATAATATTTTTTATTATAAATATCTCTTGCTATATCAAGCGGCATATCTCTCATATGACCTTTATAGCCGTATTTCCTAGCCTCTGATTCTATGATACCGTATTTCGTTTTTCCCCCAGCGTCATATTTATCATTTGAGTATCCACCTTCAACTTTTAGCAAATAATCAAATATTTTTTCAAATCTATCCATCTACATCACTTCCTTTTATTAATTTTGAAAAAAATCATTAACATTTAGTTCTAACATCTGATCAATAGTGTATCTACTGATTCCAACAACCGCCATTTGTTCTCCCATGTCTGCAACTTCAATTATGTCTTGTATTTTTGTCGCTAGAGCTTTTAATTCAGTTTTGTTTAGCTCTATAAACTCAACTAAACCCTTGTCATTTAAAACTTTTACTTTTTCAATCTTATCTTGTTCTAACAATGACATCAACGAAAATTTTAATGCTAATCTATTTCTATTTTCTTCATTGTTCTCGAAAGTGTATTTTTTACCAGCTTTTTCAATTTCAAGTGCTTGATTTAAAAAGTTTAATTTAGCTTCAACTAAATCTTTTGACGCTTTTGTTCTTAATTCTTTTAACTTTTTATTTAGCAAATTGTTATCAACTTTCCAAGCGTGAGAATCTTTATCCCACACACTCCAATCATTTGGTTTTGCGATAGTCACAATTGTTTCGTTAACCTCGTCTAAATAACTTCCGTCTGATAAAGTTGTTTTTCCATTTTTCACTTTTTCAATTTCAGTCATTTCTCTAAGCTTGTTGTTTTTTGAATCGACAGTTGGATTGTTTAATAATACTTCAGACCACTTCATTGTTTTATCATTCCAGTCCGGGTAAAACAGATTTGGCTTTTCTTTAAATTCCTCTATCGTTGTGATTGTTGGTCGTGCTATGCACTCCATTGTTGCGATTAAATAAATGTAAACTACTGTCATTTTTATCACTCCATTTCTTTGTTTTTTTAATTTTTATTCTGTACTAATTTATGAATTTGCACTAATATCCCACCGCAAACCAATTTACGTCAGTGTCGGCTAATTGTGAACTGTTATCTCTTCCTATAACTTTAAAACCTTCTCTGTCAAAGCTCAAAACAGCAACAGAGTGAGCACCTACGTTGTTATCTTGTGCAACTACAAAAAGGCAGCTGTTGTCAAAAGGAGTTCCAAACAACATTCTTGTGCCTCTTTCCAAATCTGATTTTTGATATCTTCCGTTTCCAGATTTAAAAATCAAATTAGCAAAATTAAATCCCCCGTTCGCATTTTTAAATAATTTTTCCACTTTATCCGAAATTGGCTTATTCGATATAGCCCTAAATTTTCCACTATCGTTGTATGTCAGATTGTTATCTTCGATACATTCGTAATAGAATTTTGTAACACTGTCGTAATAGAATTTACCTTTTATTTTATTCCCAATGTCCTGTATATTTCCACCAAATTGTAATCCTAATATTTCAGCCAATCTCGAACTAACTAAATAATTTTCATCCGCATATTTTTTAGTAATATACGTGATACTCGGATCAATAACAGCAGTTATATTCGCCACTTGATCAACAATAATCGTATCTACATATTCAATTTCTACAACGTTGTTAGCTGAAAAAGGTGGCACAAAATCTGGGCTAGTCGAAATATTATAAGCATAAAGTATTTCAACATTATCATTCCCATGTGCAAATATTCCTAACTCTTTGATATAAAACCCTGTTGTTACTGATTTATTAGTCAATAAAGCGCTAATTTCGCAGGTTCCGTTTCCTTTTGCGTTTATATTCAAAATCGGCAATGTTGTAATTTGATTGACTAATGCTGTCCTTTCCCTTTCAGAAGTTAATGATGTTCCATCTCCTATCGCCATTTTGGTAAATGTTATTGTTTCTCCTGATAATCCTTTTGCTAATAGTTCTCTTCCTTTTTCTGTTAAAATAAATCCGTTAAATTTTGCCATATTTCCTCCTATCCTATTTCTCTTAATACTCTTGTTCTGTGTACCGTTCCAAAATTTGCCACTATAATCTCATTTGGAATATTTATATCAGTTGAACCTAAGTAATATTTCTTTTTATTTTTTTCAATAAAACCATAATAATTTTTATTTTCTTCGTTTCTTAAAAGCCTTATTCCCTCAAGCCACGAACGAATATTTTTGTATTGTTCTACAACTTCTATTATTTTCTTATAACCTTCATAATTTGACAAGTTACCATTAGTATTGACTTTAAAATATCCTGGATTGCCGCCATATTTAAACCATTCTATTATTTCAACATTTCCGTTAAACAATATTTCACATATTTCTTTAATTCCACCGACAGTACCTTTGTTAAAATGTGAAAAAATAGATCTTTTTATCAGTTTTATTTTAGTCTCTCTCGTGATATTTGAATCAATATAATCCACATGATATTCCCACATCAAAAAATCTAATTCTACATCATTTAACTCTGATAATTCTAAGAAAAATTTTCTTTTAATCGCATCATTCTTCTTTTTGATAGCAAAATTTATAGATTCATAAATCCAAAGTGTTGTTTTATCATTCAAAGTTGACTTCGCCGCTATATCAGTTAAATTTAAATCATCAATAGTTATCATATATTTTCAACTCCTAAATAATTGCTTGTAACGCTTGTGTTTTCTGCTATTTCATTAAAATCTAAAACTTTAAAAGCGGGATTTCTTAACACAACTCTTTTCACTCCAGCTAGTTTTAGCAATTTTATAAGCTCATCTGGATTAATATCTCTCCCCATTTTGTTTTGTTGCCAAGTCTTAAAATCTTTTACAGCTTTTTCAACATTATTTTTGATAACATTTACAAGCGTTTCATTAGACTTATCAATGTAGTAGTCAAAATCAATTGTGTATGATGTCTTTATTGCTTGTTTTATTGTCACATTGTCTGTCAATGGTCTTATGTTGTCAATATTCAACATTTCTTCGATTCTCTTTTTGAGTTCATTAGTAAGTGTCAAGGAATCAGTTAAGACATAAATATCTACATTTGTTGCGCTTGGACTGTATGCCACAACATCAACAATATTCGTACTTGTTGACTTAGCCCAAAATTCATAAGCCCCTTTGCTTCCAGCAGTTGTGAAAGATTCAGGAATTTCTCTGATTCTAGCTCTATAATTATCATCTTGCTCTATTTCAGCTCCGTTATTTGTTGCTGTAATATTCTCAACCTTGTCATAATGTGGGTAAATATCAACCATCGTGTTAATTTGTCCGACTGGTATGTCATTCCCAACAGTTCCTGATGTGTTACAAGTTGCAATTCCGTCTACATACAAATCTCCTTTTTCTATCTTATATTGTTCATCTGTTGAAAAATACAACTCATTGTATTGAACCCTCGAACCTTTTGGAATTATTATATCCGTCGCCTGAATGTTAGTAATATAAAATCTGAATGTTGCCACGGCTGGCTGTTCTACAAGTCTTTTACCTCTGTTTCCATAAAACTCTCCTTTAAGATCCAGCCGTTCATCCCTTGCAAACCTTAAATAATTCTGTTTCATTTCATCGTTATATTTTTCTTCTCTCAATCCAATCATATAAGCAACTGTTTCAAAAATGAGTGTTTCTGGACTCGCTTCTGTCAATTTTCTTCCGCTCAATTCTTGGAATTTATTAATCATATCTCTTTTAAGCTCCCAAGAATCCGCATCTATAATCTCGTATTCATCATTCAATATATCACTCAATATTTACCACCTCGATTCCTAATTCAATGTCAAAATCATTATTAAACTTATCCTCCGTTTTTATCTCTGTAGCTCTCAAAATTGCTCTTGGCTCGTATTTCCTAAACATTTCAAGCAACTGTGCGGTTATCCTGTTTTTTACAACATTTATATTCTTATCTATTAAATCGCTGTCAAAACTGAAATCACGGTTAAGTGGCTGTTCTTCCTTACAAACTCTTAAAAGCATTCCAA